GTTTAAATCTAACCTAAAAGGATTATCACCTAAGTCTGCATCTGTGTTTCCTAAACCTGGCGTAGAGGATTTCTTAAGATTATACGGACGTTCATTTCCCATTTTTCTTAATGTTCTATCATCTAACATAGGGCTATATACACCTGTAACTTTTTGTAAATCAGCCTCTGTTGCATTATTCATGATAGGTTCTCTCATAAGTCTTTTTTGAGATTCTGTAAACTCATCTCCAACTCTTCTTTTCCCTAAGACAGATACAGATTTTTCCATTTAATATATCCAAAGAAAAATCTATTAACGTGTGTATTTTCCAACGCGAGTAAATCCATCCACAATAAAAATAATAAATACGCCTAAAAAGGAATATAATACAACTTCTTCGGTTACATGATTTGTTCTCTCATCTTGCTTTTCTTCCAATAAATGAATGACATAGTTTAGCTTTTGCATTAGCAAATCATTAGAGGAGCTATATGATGGCATAGGAGGGGAAGCTTGGGGTTGTTTGTATCTTTGATTTTGTTGTTGTTGTTGTTGTTGTTGTAATTGCTCTCCAGAAAAGTTAGGAATAAATTTTTTATAATAATCCACATTGCTCTCTTCTGTTCCATAATTTTGCTGAAAATCATACAGTTCAAAATCAGACTTTTGATTCGGTTGAGGCTGAAGTCCTAAAGATTTCAAAATTTCACTATTATTTTGCATCCCTTCTTTACCTTCCGCTCTCATCGCTCCAACCGATGACGCTTTAGGTGGAGGATTTTCGTAATAATCACCCAGATCATTTCCGCCGTCTTCAGAAGCATTGTGGATAGACTGTAAAACAGTATTCACTTTATCGTTATTTACCTCGGGATAACGTTTTTGTGTTCTCCTATGTGCGGCGGCGGTCTTCTTTTTCTGAATTATACTATTATCATTTTCATTATCAAATATTGCTGCATTAAATGCTAAAGACATTCCTAATAAAAATTAAGATAATAATTTATAAATCAATCTGAATTAAAATAGCGGGGAACCCAGGTTCCCCCGCTTTCCCCCTCCTTCCCTTCGGGCAGGATAAATCCTTATCATATTTCATAACATTTTATCTTTATGAAAAATCCATAAATTTATCCTGGGTTCCCGGTAGATAATGCTATTCATTTTTGCGTAAAAATATATTTGTAAAAATGACAAAATATAACAACATATAGTAAGTTAAATGAACTTTAAGAAACCAGAAATATATGGACCTACCAAAAAAGTTGTTCTTTTTACAAATGCACGAGACGAAAAACATATACGAGAATGGGCAGCACACCATCTTTTAATAGGATTTGATCGGATTATCATTTTTGATCACAAATCAAATCCTCCATTACAAACATACTTAACCAATTTTGATCCAAGAGTCAGAGTTGCAAGATGTGAATTGGAAAATCCAGTAAAGATACCATTAATGAAAAAAGCAACAAAGATGGCAATACAGATGCAAGCCGATTGGATGTTATATTTGGATGCGGATGAGTTTCTCGTTATCAACAAATTCGCAGGGGTTAAACATATGTTGAGTTTTTATCATCAAGCGCATTCACTTAGTGTAAATTGGCTTATGTTTGGAACAAATAATCATATTGCGGAACCAGACGGATATATTATAGAAAATTACACCAAATCATGTGTAAATGTAGACCAGCATGTAAAAACATTTGTTAGACCGAAAGAGGTAAAGGGGGTGGAAAACCCGCATTATTTTCTAATTTTTCAACCTGGCAAAATGATTGGATTGGATGGTAAATTGATGGAACGATCCAATCAAGGATATGCTTTTCACCCATTAAATGTTACATATAGGCAGACTCCGGCTTATATTGCCCATTATGTATATCAGTCAGAAGAAACGTATTTAAAACGAAAAATAAATCTTCAAGGTGATGACGGTTCTTTTCGTCAGAGAGATCCAGAAATACATCGGTTGTATAATGACTGCGAAAATACTTCTATAAGAAATAAGTATTTGCCGACTATAAAATCAATGCTGCTCTATTTTTCCTAAAGGTATATCAATGATAACAAGACAAACATCATCACACTCTTCTTTTTCAAACTTATGAATTTTTGTTTCAGAAATATTATTTATATCGCAAACACACCATTGTTGCATCCATCGTTTTATGGCCCGATTCAATATAGCATCTCCAGGTAAATCTATAATGGCCAATAAATCTTGTTCCAAATAACCATCATTAAATCGTTGCTTTATGATCATATCAAATAATCCGTCGCTCCCCAAAAGAATTCGGAGGTGGTCTTCTTCTGTATAGTGTATAATTGTTTTATCTGGATGTATTCCCGTGATTCCATTATGCCCTAAACACTGTGTACAAATTAAACATGTATTATCATCATAAACAACATAGAATGAATCTCTACTACATAATGTATTTTCATATACCATCTTAATATTATCTGCATGCATTAGATGATTAAAATGTTTCATTTTCTTAACCCGTTCCAAATCGGTATCGTTTAATGCATCGTGTGTCTCGCTAATAAAGACAATTTGATTATTTTTATATACTATTGCCTGAGAGTCACCTGAATTAATAATTTCAATATGAGAGGGAAATATACGAGCTACACACATGGTTGATCCAGAAGATTGATATGAAAGTTTAATACATTCATTTACATAATGAAACATTGTAGTTACAGGGCATTCCGTTGCCATTATTTTTTTCATCTTTTCTATAGAAATATTTCGTATAAAATTGATTACATCATTTGATCCGTGACCATCAAACACAGCAGCATATTTTATATAAATCCCATTATAAACAGTTGACCCCCGGATACAATAATCTTGTCCCTTTCCCATTTGTTGAATATGGCTTGTTATAAAGACATCACGATTAAGATTAAGATTTATTAAATCTTGCTCAACAACAACTGCATCAATAATTTTTGTTGTTGATTCTATTTCCTCTTCTTCTTGCATAAATAAAGATTGGAAAAAATAGTTCATTATATACCATCTATGTAAAATTTTATATTATTATTTTTCAGTGATAATATAAACAATATTTGATTTTTTAAGCTTAGCTTAGCTTGCAGTCGCTAAGCTTAGCTTAGCTTAACGGCGGCTCTTGCGCGTCTTTTTGCCAAAGCTTTGTTGTAAGCCTAAAAGAGCAAAAGGCGTAGCTGCTTGTTGAATCACTTGTTGCCAATATCCACCCTTACGACGGCGTCTTTTTCCTCCAGCACTTTGGCCAGCTGATCCTCTTATCGCATTAGATTGAACAGATATCGCTGTAATAGGAACACCGGGGTGAGTTGTTAAAGAATTTGTTATTTGAGCATCTAAAGGTCCAACTGTACGCAATTCATAATCAGCAGCGCCAATACCAGCAGATGGAGGAACATTTCCTACACCACCATAGATAGAATGCTTCTTAGATCTGGATCCGTGTCTCTTAGATCCACGTTTCTTAGATCCACGTTTTTTGGATGAGTATCTTCTGGAGGCCATGTATATATTACACTTAGAAAATTACAAAGTCCGAAGTGGAAATATATTTTTATTACGCAAAATCAAAATTAATATTATCAAAATTGCTAAAATCATGATAAAAATCATAAATACTAAACCCACGGTAAGATAAATATAAGGATTAATTTCAAATAGAATAAAATCGGCAGCGGGTTTAAAGAATGAAATACACTCTCTTTTAACATCTTCTCTCTTTAATATCTCTAAACATTGGTCAACAATTCCATTCATAATATTTACTACAAATAAAAAACAATTTTTTTTTGCGTGTTAAATGCATTAAATTTTTCTAAATATCACTTAATGAATATTATAGAACCCGATAACAATTTTAATTTCTCTCAATTATCTTTAGGACAACCTACAAGTATTCCCGGAGGAGCTTATTTTACAAAAATAGAGTATTTCAATAAACCATTATACATACAAACTCCTCGGTTTTCTTCAAAACAGGGTTTTGTTAAGAATGGAAAAAAAATTAGCTGTGATTTAATGTTTGATAATACAAACGAAAATTTTATTTCATGGATTGAAAATTTAGAAACAGAATGTCAAAAATTAATATATGGTAAATCAAATGAATGGTTTCAAAGTCCTTTAGAACTAAATGATATAGAAACTGCATTCAATAATCCACTCAAGTTGTACAAATCTGGTAAATACTATTTGTTAAGAACAAATGTGAAAATGAATTCCTATTCAAATACTCCAATCATTAAAATATACAATGAAAACGAAGATATATTAACAATTGATGATGTTACATGTGATACAAATATTATATGCATTGTTGAAGTACAAGGTATCAAATTTACAACACGAAATTTTCAATTAGAATTTGAAATAAAGCAGGCGATGGTTCTTAATAATGAAACTATTTTTGAAAGTTGTTTGATTAAAAAGTCTGGGACACAGAATCATACAGTTGTTGCTGATAAACAGGACGCTTCATTGGAAGAAAAAGAACAAGAACAAGAAGAACAAGAACAAGAACTTCCGTCACAAAATAAGTTATCTGAACCAGACTTACCACAATCAGATTTATCATCAGATTTAGAATTAATTAGTGACTCAATCATTGAAAGTTTAGAAAATGAACAACATAGTAATATAGGAATCATATCAGACGATGACATTGTTTCTGCAACTTTAGAACCAAGTATGAATAATTCTCAACAAGAACAAGAAGATCAACCTGATACAAACATACAATTAAATATTGTAGACTTAGGTACAGATAAAGAAGAGTTTAAAGAAATAGAATTTAACGTAAATGACAGTCAGTTGGAAACCATTAAGCTAAAAAATCCTACCGAGGTTTATTTACAAATTTATAAAGCAGCAAAACAAAAAGCAAAAGAAGCCAAAAGGACTGCGATTTTAGCATATTTAGAGGCAAAAAACATTAAGAGAAGCTACATGTTAGAAGATACAAATGATAGCGACGATAGTTCATTGGATTCTGCTGATTATAACTCTGATGATTCATATATGGAAGAAAATGCTCCATAAACTTTAGGACAATTAAATGAGTAATTAAAAAATTATTTTATCAACCAATTTTATATAATGAGCAGTATGTCTTTAAAAAAGCTATGGTCCGAATATGGAATAGGCGCGATTCTTGGCTTAATAATTCTTGCCTATGGTATTAGCTTATTATTAAACTATTTATCGTCTAAGGGAAGATCTGGCTCTGAAAAAATGGTTGGAGGTATGAACACTGCTTATGGCAATGGAGGATTTAATGGAAGCTCTATGGGAGTCCAACCTGCTGAAGCTCACGGTAACGAAGTATTTTCTTCCGTAAAAGGTATGCAAACCAGTATGCCCGACATTCCCTCCAGTTGCTCCAAACCCAACATCCAAAACCCCGAAGAACTCTTACCTAAGGGAGGCGACGGAAACCAATGGGCTCAATTAAACCCTTCTGGTAAGGGAGATTTAGCCAACATTAATTTATTGAAGGCTGGTTACCACATTGGTATTGATACCATTGGCCAAACATTAAGAAACGGCAATCTTCAAATTCGTTCCGAACCTCCTAACCCCCAACTTTACGTTGGCCCCTGGAACCAATCTACAATTGAGCCTGATTTCATGCGCCCTCCTTTAGAGATCGGCGCCGGATCTCAATAAATTTAGCAAAAAAATCTACACGTAATATATAATCATTAACATGGAAAACAATGATAAACCAATTCTAATAATTGATGAAATGGCCAAGAAACAGATACAAAAGGAAAAATATGAAGAAAACTTAAACTACAGAAGAAAAAATTTTTTGCCTTACAACCATAGTATACTTGAAAGGGCACTCCAACAAAAGATAGACAGAAAGGTAATGGATGGTAAACCTACAACTGGTGGAAAAGGACGTAAATACAAGAAAACACGCAAATCAAAAAAGAGTCTTAAATCCAAAAAGAGTCGCAAATCCAGACGCACTCGCAAATAAATAAATATTTTGTCATACAATGTATGATAAAATAC